TTTCTACAAGGTTCTTTGTGATTTTTTCGTTTTTTTCTTCAATGTCATTAGGATTGTATCTTAAAAACCACATTTGATATTCTTTGCTATCTCTTGAAATTTTAGATTCTTTGAATTCTTTAAATTTCTCAGATTTTGTAGAACGAATATCTTCTAATGATGTTTGTTTTCCATAACAATTTATACTAAAACGTTTTAAAATACCCTTTTGTTCTAATCTATTTTGTTGTTCTGTATTAAATAAAAATAATGCTATACATAATAATCTATCTTTATCATAATGTGGCATATTTGCATATAAAAAGCTTAGATAGAAAGCAAGAATAGTATCAATAGTTGCAACCTTAACTGTCTTTGAATCAATTGTAATTTCATTATAACTATGACAAGCTATTGGTTCATATATAAATGCCATACTGCATTTTCCAACCTTAATTTCAATATGTTTGGGTATAATTTCACCAATTTCTTTATGTTTTATGATTTTTATATTTTTAAAGTTCTCTCTTTGTAATCTTTCTTTTACAATTAATGCTGATTTTTCTATATCTTCAGATATAATATCAAAATCTGGTATTTTATCCACTAAGTTTTTTCTTTTATCGTTCATGTATTTTGAATACAAATATGTTGAATAACCACCAAAAAATACAGCTCCACTATCAATAAATATATCTCGTAATAAATAATGTAATTTTTCTTCTTGTGGCATCTTTATATCTATATTTTTTGAAAAATCTATATTATAGCAATTTTTATTTGTTTTCATTGGATGATATTTATTCATAATTGCTAATCTTTTCATTACTTTTTCCCAACGAGATACATCGCCAGCTGGACGAGATAATTCTAAATACATTGCCATACGTAAATAATCAGGTGGAGCATATTTAATACCTGCTATTTGTATTGAATCTTTAGATATAGCTTTATAAATATCTTTATGTAAATATGTAATATCAGCAATTGGTATGAAATTTACAAATACTTTAAATGTTCCGTAATGAACTCCAGATTTTGCTTCTACTTCTGTGTATCCTGCTTTAAAATATATATCTGCTAATTCTTTTGCATCATCTAATGCATTATCTGAAAAGAAATCATAATCTGGAATTTCAATATCACGTTTATAAAATTGGGCGTATTTTGGCAAAATGTTATTAATTGCTGTTCCACCATAACAAACTAACTTTTTATTTATTATAAAATCTTCTACAATTTTTAACATATCTTGTATTTCTTTACTATTTACTTTTTTCTGTCCTTGTAATTCTTCTGTATCATCTACAGCTTGTCTTAATATTGTTAATTCACATTCTTCAAAAGTCATATTATTATTACATAAAGTATTGTTAAACTTAGACTTTCTTTTTATTGTTTTACCCATTATTTCTAATATAATATTTAATTAGAAATAATTTATCGTTTTGTGTTTATACTAAAATCTATTTTTTCTTTGCAAAATACGTTAATGCTACAGATAAAGGAACTATACCACCCATCATATCATTAAAGAAATCTTCATACACATTTAATGGTTTATCGACGATAGGATACTGGACGAATAAATTTTGGCAAGCGTGTTTTACTACAAACTCTTTATATACTGGATTTGATGTATTTGGAATAATATCTGGAATTGCCATTTTCATGTTCTCTGCTGTTGTATGAATATTATCATCTTTTATTAATGCAGGTTGATTAGAATGGTTTAATAAATCTGTATAGTGAAATAAATTTAAGTATTCACTTCCACTTTCTAAATTTGTATAATTAGAAATATCATAACATTTTACATCGCCAGAGGCACAATTTGCATAATCTTTATAATCACGTTGTATTGTTTTATCAACTACTACAATAGCTTTTCTCATTATATCTTTTAATTTAGTTTGTTCTGTTATGTTACCTGTATATGCTATTGATTTTAAGTTTGAATCAAGTGATTTGGCAACAGCTTCATAGACGTTAGAATCTTTTGATTTTATACGTAAATTTATAAAAATAGGGTCGTTATTATTAGGTGATTTTTGAGAGAATGCAGTAGTTGCTACAGTTGATAATGCCTCATCTAAACTTATACTATTATGTGTATCTAATATAATAAAATTATGATCTGTAGATACTGCAACTTTGGGCATAAAAATGTTATTGTTTTTTATATAAAATACTTCAAAATCTAAAAAACGACAACCACGACTTATTATGTGTTCTATCATATCACTACTTACGTATTTACCACTACAAGCTGTGTTATAAGATGATTTTATACAATATTGGTGTAATGGCATATTTGTAAATTTATCTTTTACACTTTGTATATTTCCAAAATTATTATACATATTACTAAAACCATTGTATTTAGCCAGTAATTTCTCTACTTCTTTTTTTGCATTACTATCTGTAGTAAAATTCTCTATTTTATTTAAATTATTTACTATGACTGGCTTCTTACATTTTAATTTATAAATTATGTAAATTATCAATAACAATGCTATTATTAAAATAGTTAAATGATAAGTATTTGTAAGCATATTTATTATATCTATATATAAACAAATATAATAAAAATATATTATATAACTTAATCATGGCAGGTGGATTACTAAATATAGTTGCTGTAGGCGCTAATAATGTCTTTTTAACAGGAACCCCTTGTAAAACATTCTTTAAAGCTACTTATGCAAAATATAGTAATTTTGGATTGCAAAAATTTAGAATTGATTATGATGGTTTAAGAGATTTACGCACTACAGAAGCCTCTACTTTTACATTTAAAATACCCAGATATGCTGACCTTTTAATGGATACATATATTGCTTTAACATTACCTGATATATGGAGCCCTGTATATCCTCCTTGTGAAGAAACTGGAGGTAAGTGGATTCCTTATGAATTTAAATGGATTAAAAATATTGGCACACATATGATTAAAGAAATTACAATTACTTGTGGATCTTTAACACTACAACGTTATACTGGCGAATATATGGCTGCAATGGTTGATAGAGATTTCTCTTCTGAAAAAAAAGATTTATTTAATAAAATGACTGGTAATACTATTGATCTAAATGACCCTGCTTACGCACACGGCAGAAATAACTCTTATCCTTCTGCTTCTTTTACTACTAATATTGCTGGAGCAGAACCATCTATTAGAGGTCGTAATTTATATATTCCTATTAATACTTGGTTTACACTTAATAGTACTTGTGCTTTCCCTTTAGTAGCACTACAATATAATGAATTAGTTATTTCTGTTACAATGCGACCCATACAAGAACTCTTTCAAGTTAGAGATGTATTTGATATTCAATATAATTATCCATACATTCAACCTAATTTTAATGAAAATAGATTTCAAATGTATCGTTTTTTACAAACACCACCTACTGGTTACATTGCTACTAATGATTATGAAAATATCGTTCAAACATGGAATGCAGACGTTCATTTAATTTCTACATATTGTTTTTTATCTAAAGAAGAAACTCAAGTTTTCGCCGCAGAAGACCACGTTTATCTCGTTAAAGATGTTTTCGAACATAAATATGAAAATGTTACTGGCTCTAAAAGAATTAAAATTAATTCTAACGGTATGATCTCTAGTTGGATGTGGTATATGCAACGCAATGATGTTAATCTACGTAATGAATGGAGCAACTATACAAATTGGCCTTATGATAGATTACCTAAAAACGTTACACTTGCACCTTTTACTCCTTTAACTGGAATGGAATTAGATATCTCATTTGGTATTGGAATACATCCTGAAACACAACAAAATACAGGTATTACCATTACTGGTGATTATTGTAACGAAAATAGAAAAGAAATATTAGAAACTATGGGTGTTTTATTAGATGGTTCCTATAGAGAAAATTTAATGACGAGAGGAGTTTATGATTTTATTGAAAAGTATATACGCACAAATGGTGCAGCAGAAGACGGCATTTATTGTTATAACTTTTGTTTAAATACTAATCCATTAGAATATCAACCTTCAGGTGCTATTAATCTTAGCAAATTTAAAACTATTGAACTAGAAATTAATACCTATTCTCCAACTATTGATTATGATAATTCTAGATATGATATTGTTTGTGATGAAGAATTTGGAGAACCTATTGGTATTCGCAAATCTAATTGGAGATTATTTGAATATAATTATAACTTAACACTATACGAAGAAAGATATAATATTTTATCATTTATCGGTGGTAATTGTGGTATGTTATACTCAAGATAATTAGTATTTTCATTCAAAATATTATAACATAATATATATAATTATTAGTATATATATCGTAAGAAACATGGTTAAAAATAAAAATGATGATAAACATATTAATAAAAAAGTAAATTCTAATGTATCATTTAGTAGTATTAATAACGATAATAATGATAATTTTCAAACTGCTAATATAATTCATAAAATAAAAAAGATTAAACAAAAGAAGGTTAAAAATAATTTTAAAAATATTGAAACTTTTGACACATTAAATAATACACAAAATAATGAAACTGAAACTGAAACTGAAACTGAAACTGAAACTAAACAAAATAAACCTTCTAGACTACAAAATTTTTCTTTTTTTTCAAAAATTAAACAAATGATTACTGGTAAAGATATTACTGAAACATTTGAAAGTCACGAATATGAAGGACACGATAATATTAAAGAACCTAAAAGCAAAAGCGGCCAATTTAAAAAAACTATTATTGCCTTTATTGATGGAATTTATGGCAAAATGAATGCAGCTAACACTTATATTGCTGAAAGTGTGGTTAATAATATTTCTATGAATACTGCTACCGATAAAGATGTTGAACTATTCCGGAATTCACTTGTTTTATTTGAATCGGCTACTGTTAGTATTTGGATGGTATATAATTGGTACTTTTTAATGTATTATGCTAAGGATAATAATATTATTATACCTAATATATCTAGAAAAGAGCTTAAGACTAGATCTAATGATCCTACTTCCGCTATGCCTGAAGCTTACAGTTTTATTCTATATTTATTTGAATTTGCTATTTGGTTTCCAGAACAAATTAATAATTTGTTATTAAATGTTTTCCCTAAATTTACATCTTGGTTCCTTAATGGCACTTGTTGTTTCTTAATTGTTTATATTATTTGTTTATACTGCACTAAAAATTTTGCTATCTCTTTTAAAAATTTCTTTTTGGATTTATTAACTAATGCTACTAGTAATGGAGTTATTAACATTATGTTTGGAATTGTATTTATTCTATTCTTTGTTTCTATGTTCTCTTTTGATATTACTGGCGATCCTATTGCTGATAAAAAAACATTTTTAAGTGCATCTAGTCATCCTATACCTAAGGGGATTAAATGGTTATTGCGTTTCTTTATTACTATGGTTATTAGTGTACCCGCTGGTGCTATTGCTAGTGGATTATACCTTATTATTTATTCATTTTTTGGACGTTATTTATACGGGGAAAATACTACTACTTGGAAAGATATAGATATTCATATTAGAAACAACAATGCTGGATTTCAAGAAGAAGATATGTGTAATAATGGAGGAACTTGGTCTTTTATACTTTCTATATTAAGATTTATTTTTAAAATTACAGATTATATCAAAGAACATTTACTCAAAGTTGTTTATTTTGTTCTTTGCATTCATTCCACTGTATCTTTGTCAAATAATCTATCTAATATGACTAACAAAGATATTATTATTTTATTCTTAGTATTAATAACTATTGCTATCGGCACAATTGTTTATGTTAGTATTCAATTATTTATGGATAAAGATAAATCTACTAATAGTAATGCTAATATTAAACCTGATATTACTCCTTCAAATAATACAGAAAATCCTATGCATAGCATACCTAAACAATCTATACAAGATAAATTTATTAGTGAAATTATAGAACAAGAAAATGCCGGGTCTATGCCATTTATTAATAGCAAATAAAGTATTTTATTATTTATAAATATAAACGAATATTTATAAATATTATATTATGACTAAAAAGAAATCAAAAACTAAAACTATCAATAATATAGTTCCATTTGTTTCTGTATGCACTCCTACATTTAATAGACGTCCATTTATTCAAACTATGTTTGAATGTTTTAAAAATCAAGATTACCCAAAACATAGAATTGAATGGATTATTGTCGATGACGGAACAGATAAAATTAAAGATCTTATTGAAACATCTAATATTCCTCAAATACGATATTTTGAGCTTGATAATAAACTGTCATTAGGAGCTAAACGTAATTTTATGCATAAACATGTTAAAGGATCTATTATTGTTTATATGGATGATGATGACTATTACCCACCTGAAAGGATATCACATTCAGTTGATATGTTACAAAAAGATGATAAAGTTTTATGTGCGGGTTCTAGTGAAATTTATGTTTATTATAAAACTATGAATAAAATGATGCAATGTGGACCATATGGTCCAAACCACGCTACTGCTGGAACATTTGCTTTCAAAACTAAATTATTAGAACAAACTAAATATGAAGATGAAGCTGCACTTGCTGAAGAAAGAGCTTTTCTTAAAGAATACACAATTCCTTTCGTTCAATTAGATCCCCTTAAAACTATTCTTGTATTTTCACACGATCATAATACATTTGATAAACGAGAAATGTTTAATACCTCACATCCTGACTATTTTAAGGAATCTGATAAAACTGTTGATAGCTTTATTCGTAGATCTACAGAAGAACCTATTAAAAACTTTTTTATCAAAGATATTGATGAACTTTTAAAGAATTATTCTCCTGGGTTACCTAATATGAAACCAGATGTTTTAACACAAATGGCAAAAATTAAAAAGGAAAGAGCTGCTATGGTACAAGAGGAATTAGAGAAACGACAAAATGGACCTATTATTTTACAACAAGGTGAAGGAAAACCTAATATTGAGTTAAATAGCTTACAAGTTGTTGATATTATAAAACAATTACAAACTAATAATCAACAACTATTTAAAGATAACCAAATGTTACATCAAAGAACACAACAAATCATTAAAGAATACCAAGAAATACAACAACTTAATAAACATTTACAAATGACTTTAATTACTATGGAAAAAACTTTAAATGAAACACAAAAAAAATTAGAGGAAAGTGATACTAACTATCTAGAGCTTGTTAATTCGCAAAAGTCTTAATAATCTTAATTTTATTTAGTAATTTTATATTTTATTAATATATAACAAAATATAATTATGACTGATTTTATAAATTCTTTTAATAATTTGAATGTTCGTAGTACTGATACTGATAGAACTGAGTCCACTGTAATTGATTCTGTTGATAATAGTGATAATCTAGAATTAATACAAGAAAATAATGTATTAAAAAATGATATTAAATTATTACAAAATAAAATTGATGTCTATGAAGTTAACTGTAAAAATGTTCCTGAACCTGCTACTGTAATTGCGGAAACTGATAAGGGAGTTATATTTCACGTATTAAGACAAGCTACTACTACTGATTTTAAACAAATTGAAGCTGGTATAGAAGTATTGCTTTTTGATCAAAATGGGAATCGTGTTGATAAAGATGGAAATTCTATTAAACAACCCGTATTTTTTAATACTAATTCTACTAGAAAGAGAAAATATAATAGTAAAGGTAGTAAAAATAGCAAAGGTAGTAAAAATAGCAAAGGTAGTAAAGGTAGTAAAAATAGCAAAGCAAAAAAACGTTCTAGAAAATAATTATATACCTTCTAATTCTTCTACATTTATATCTTTCTTAACTGTACGATCTAAATAACGATATATTCTTTTTATATCTAGTTTTGATAACTTATATGTTTCAAATATTGATTCTATTCTATTTAAAGTATCAATATTATTACAAAAATCACCACCATTATATAATCGTAATTCTTGAAATAATGATATTACATCTTTTTTATCCATATCTAATTGCTGCGTTAAATTATAAATGAAAAGCATATTGTTATATTCAGTAGAATATTTTGTTAATACTTTTGTAAACCGTATTTCAGGTAAATATTTAATTTTATCATCCTTTATTGTATTATGAAATAAATTATTATTTGAAAATGTTTTTATTAATGAACTCATTTCATTAAATTGCCAGATTTGTTTTTGAAATGTTATACGATCTATGTAATCAGCTATACAAATATTATGCAAAATCTTATAATATAATGGATATGTTATTTCCATTTCTTCTTTTGATAATATATCAACTAAATTTTCATGCCATAATAGTGCTACTATCGTTCGATCTGTTTCATTCATATAATATTCGTGTTGCTTGAATGTTGCATTCTTTGTAAATAATAATTGTGTTATTTTTTTTGAATCCTCATCATATAATTTTGTTTTAAATAAATCTAATAATTTTCCATTTTTTAATACTTCTGGTTTCTTTATTACAGAATTGCATACAAATTTTAATTTTCTCATATCTCCTTGAATATACATTAAAATATCATTTATGTTTTCTCTACTCATAATGGTATAATCAGGTATCACTTTTTTCAATATTAAATTTACTTGGTTATATGTTGGAGTTTTTAACTCAAATACATTACATACCTTCATCAATTCTTTTATTTTTTTATCAATATAAATGTTTCCAATACATATTATTGGATTCGTACACATACTTTCTAATCTTTGCTTTTTTGTTTTTTTTTGACGAATTAATTTTATTAATGCAGTTATTCCTCCTTTATCACCATTATTCATACCATCTATTTCGTCCATTACAATTGCTATTTTTCTCACTTTTTTTGTAAACATATCTAACACATTACGATTCGATACATTGTTACTTGTTATTGTATCTATCAATGATTTATTCCTTACATCGCCTGCATCATATTTTACCATATCATAATCTAATTCCTTCAATAATTTTACAATAAATTCGGTTTTTCCACTACCTGGAGTTCCATAAATATATATACCTTTTTTATAATTTATATCTTTTGATAATTCTTCAAAATTTAATAAATGTTTTTTTATTTCATTTGATATATTATTTCTATTGAATATTTCATTTATGTTTATAGAATTCATAATATATTATACAACACAATTATTTAACTCTATTCAAACTAATAAATATATTTATTAGTTTAATGAATATTTAACGACCAAATGCACTGAAATCTGTTGTTCTTGGCATATAATTACCTTGTTGTCTTGCTGGTAGTTGTCCGTAGTATGAATAAGGATCTGTTGAACCATTTACTGGTCCTTGTTGTGATAATTGTTGATTTTGTTGTTGATTTATTTGATTATTTGTAGTAGTACTTGAATTCTCAGGCAATACATTTCCTGCTGCATTTACTCCACTACCTAATACATTTCCTACTGTACCTAGTATTCCACTTGCTACATCTCCTACTGCTCCTACTGCGCCACTTGCTACATCTCCTACTGCTCCTACTGCGCCACTTGCTACATCTCCTACTGCTCCTACTGCTCCAGTTGCTACATTCCCTGCTGCTCCTACTGCGCCACTTGCTACATTCCCTGCTGCTCCTACTGCGCCACTTGCTACATCTCCTGCTGCTCCTACTGCGCCACCTGCTACATTTCCTACTGCTCCTACTGCATCTTTTATGGGGGTTGCACTTGCTTCACTTACTTTATCACCTTTTACTAAACTATTACCATTTTTATCATTTGTTCCGGAACCGCCATTTCCGCCACAATTAGAACAACACGTATTTTGACCCTTATTATAATTACAAGAAGGACAACTTGGACACGCAGGACATACAGGAGGTACTATTTGTGTCTTTAATAGATAATTATCTAATTCTGGGAGATTATTATTATTATTATTATTACTATATGAATTTTCTACTGCATTATCATTATTCTCTTCTGCTTCATCTTCAATTACATCAGTCTCTCCATTATCTAAACCATTTGGAGTGAATCTACATACATTTCGTAAATCTAAATTGTTACTATTATTGTAATGGATTAATGCTACTAATGTCTTTTGGGCGTTTGGTACATATAATACCATATTTTGTCCGGAAATATCAGGTATTATTTTAGATCTAAATGCAGTATTTGCAATTGTTTCATCATCACCATTTGTGGTTGCTTCAGTATTATCTGTTCCTGATGCAGTTAATGACAATGTTGAGTTTCCAGAACGATCATGAACCTTTATTGTTTTGTTTTCATTATCACCAGTTGTTATTAATAGATTTGAATTAGATATATCATAATGAACGAATTGACTTATTTGATATAATTTACGTTCACTGTTATATAAAGGTTCTAAAACCATTTTATTGTTATCTGATGAACTATCGTTTCTTGACTCTGTTATACCTGACATATCACTGTTTAATAAATCAAATGTTATTGCTGAGGAATTATATGTAAATGCAGATGTTGATATATTTTGTGGAATAGGGGGAGTAGCTGTACTTGAACTCATATTCATCATATGAATATATGTATTTTCGTGCCAAGGCATTATAAATGAATAATAACTATCAGTTGTTGTTCCACGACTTTTATAAACCCTTGAATTATAAGAATTTTGTATGCTAGTTTCTGGTTCAGGAAGAGTATCAGTTGGACTTGTTATTTCATAACTTCTTATACTATTTCCTATTCTGGGTGCTATGTGGATCTTTGATATTGTTACACCTGTATCATCATTTCCTACGGCTGGAGTTGCATTTTCATCATATGCACTACCCTCTACCTCTACTAAATTACCATTTTTATTATCAAAAAATGTATTATCATAAATCTTATATAGTTCATTTGTTCCAGGAGAATACTGAGTTAAAGTTATCTTGTCTAATTCTGTAACATCATGTTTATATGCGATAAATCCTTCCATATTTGATTTACACCATTTACACATTAATGTAACAATTACTAAAACAATTAATAATATTAAAAATAAACTTAATGACGAGAATTTCATTATAAATATACAGTATATAACGAAAATATATAATGTATAATATGAATAATTATTATAAAAAATTGATATTTAATATTTTATAATATTAAATATAACCATAATGGATAACACTATTACAAAATCTAAAAATACTACTCTTCTTACTAGATTCTATAATGATAAAATTCCATTTGAATTATCTATAGATGAGGCTGGAAGAGGATGTTTATTCGGTAGGGTATATATTGCTTGTGTGGTTTTACCTAAAGAACCTTCAATGTTTGACGGTTCTAACATTAAAGATAGTAAAAAATTTTCGTCTAAAAAAAAATTAAATGAAACTGCTGATTATATCAAACAAAATGCTCTTGCATGGCATATTGCATATGAAGAACCTTCTATTGTTGATGAAATTAATATACTTAAATCTGTTATGAAGGGTATGCATACTTGTATTAAAGAAACTATTAATGCTATTAATACTAAAATGGATATGACATATGATATTGAAGACAATTTTATGGCTGTTATTGATGGAAATTATTTCACACCATATAGATGGTTTGATGATAAACAACAATGTATTGTTGAATTACCTTCTACCACTATAGAAAAAGGAGATGCTAAGTATATGGGGATTGCAGCAGCTAGTATTCTAGCTAAAACTGCTAGAGATAAATATGTTATTGATATTTGTGATAAATATCCTTTCCTTAACGAACAATATGGATTATCCAAAAATATGGGTTATGGAACTAAAGCTCATTTAAATGGAATACAAGAATACGGCATTACAAAATTACATAGACACACATACGGTTGTTGTAAAACTGCATCTACTAACACACTTGATAATACTATTATTACAAATGAATAAATAATTCTTCCACTTTTCCCTTATCCAATAACATATATTTTGTTGTGTTATCATTTGTACTGTAACCTATCATTAATCTATTTTCATTTTTATTATATATAAATCCTAATGAATACTCCACTTTTTCTTTTTCAAAAGTAAATAATTGAGAATACTTTTTTATTCGGTCATCTTCTAATACAACAAACATATGATAATAATATCTTCTATCTTCATAACTAACTAAGTGGCATAAAAACCATATCTCATTTCCTATATGAACACCATTTGTTGAACCACGTAAATACTTAAAAACCATAGGACTAATTATCTCTTTTCTCTTTTCTATTTTTTCATTCTCTTTATCACATATTGTTAATGGATACCATTTATATATTATCTTTCTTTCCTTATTTTTATCTATATACATAACCCAATTTTTCTCACAATCTTGTCGGTTCTCTATTCTTAATATTAATGATTCCTCCATCTTGTTATTATCTATGTTGTAAATTCCGTGTTCTACAGCAAATCCTTTCTCTTTTAATGGTACTCTATTTGCTGTATATTCCAGTCTATTATTATTATATATCATCTTTACATCCTCTAATCCTATATACAAATCATCGTGATCTTTATTGTAATCTAATACACATTCTTTTACCTTTTTCCATTCCTTTTCCAGTTCTATCTTTGCAATTATGTTCTTTGTTATTATATTTTCCTTATTTATATAATTTCCATAATTATCTATATAATAATTCACATAACGCTTACATACATATATTTCATTTGGATTTTCACTATTCATACAAATTGATGGAGAACTTGGGATTAAATCTTTCTCGTGCACTGTTTCTTCTCCTATTTTATTTAAAATTGATAACAAATTTATATTCTTTTCATCTAATTCTTTTATACTTATCTCTTTTAATTCAGGACAATAATATTTGTAATTTGATAATATATTTTGATATATTGAATGACTTATACTACGTTTATTTAATAGCATCATACACATATTTATCATATTTGTTTTGTTTATATTTGTATAATACCCTATTATTGACATTTCATAATCTAACTTATGTTCGTATATATCATTTTCTAAAAATAAATGACTGGTTGCTACATTACGACTTCTTATTTTACAAGCCATTTCATAAAAAGATAAAGCCAAAGCATATTTCTGCTCTTCACGATAATAACTTACGATTTTATAAATGTTCTCTATACGTGTTGGCATAAATTGATATGCTTCTAACCAATTATATATTGCTTCCATAGGTTTATCCAAATACATATAACAATTACCTATTGAATAATAAGAATGCCACGTTTCCTGTATCCAACCATCTACTTTTATACGTTTTTTATATGTTTCTATTGCTTTTTCATAATTTTCATTATCTCTATAACTATTTCCCAAGTAAAATAAATATCGAGCATTATTGGGTTTTGCTTCTAATCCCTTTTCCAATAATTCTATGTCTCTTTTAAATTTATTTGCTTTACTTCCTCCATCTCCTATATCATTTATAAATAACACATTTCTACCTATATTCTCCATTATTGCATTATCAGGCAATTCTATATATTCATGAGTTACACCCCAGTAATTATATGATCTATCATTTCGAATTATACGTATATTATTATTGAAAAAATCAGGACAACCTTGTAGTATATAATATGCATCCTTTGTTAATGATTTCTTAAAACTCTCTATATCGTCAGTATTTATTTCCATTTTCATATCTGCATCCATTAATAATATATAATCTGCATTTTCCATATCATCACAACCTCGTAATGCTACTGAACGATTGTATCCAAAATCACGAAATTCTTCATGTAATATTTTTCCAGGAATATTATTTATTCTACAATATTCTTCTATTATTTCTACTGTATTATCACTACTTCCTGTATCACAAATACAATAACTATCTATTAAATCCTTTACTGTTTCCAATAACCTTGTTATTATTTTACTTTCATTTTTTACTATCATATTTAAACATATTTTAGGAACAACCATCACACAATAATATTATTCACTTACTATATTTATGTATTTTTTAATACAAAGTTTTTTTCGCATTATATATTAATTAATATGTCTTTTACACGATTCCATGATGACCCTAATAGAATTAAAAAACAACTTGATGATAGTAGTTTTACCGGTAGATATATGTTAAACACACCTGGACCTGGAATGGATTTACCTTTTTTAGAAGATCCTCATCTTCGTCTTCAAAAATGGGGTGCTAATTTACAATCCAATACTGTTAATCTTGAAAGCGATCTTAAGGGATTAACTCGCACTAATAATCGTGATAATCTAGAATTAAATCAACATCACGCTTTCAGCACCAACTCATCTAAACAAACTTATCGTAATCAACAACCCTTTGTTGAGGAATCTAGAGCTAGCCATCCTGCATGGGTATATAAAGATTTAGAACAAAACCGATGGGAACAACCTTTATTAAATCCATTGAATGGTTTAGATAAAAATTTTCCCCACAATATTCAATCCAGAATTATTGAAAAAGATAAT